TATATTTGTTTGGAATGCCGATTATCACGAGATTTTACAGAGGTCCAAAAAGGGGTTGAATGTCGCCAACTTCTACAACCGCGTACTTGGCCTACCCTGGAGCGATAAACAGAGCAGGATTGAAGCCGCCCATATCCTGAAAATGTGCGGTAATTCGGGTTTGTGGGATAGTTGCCCGGGGCCAACGACCGCGGGGATAGACGTAAACCCCACAGCGGGCCACCACATCATCATTTCAAGGCCGTGTAGGCCAAAACTAAGGGAAATCGTATGGCTTGGTGTAGTTGAAACGCTTGAGGATGCTATTCCTGTTCTGCAAAACTTTGGGGTCAAGAAGTTTGTGATCGACGGTAACCCGGACCCCGAGGGAGCAAACAGGGTAATTCACGCGCTGGGAAATCGAGGGTTTAGGTGCTACTACATCGAAAACAAAAAAGACGGATACACCTGGGACGATGAGGAACATAAGCTCACGGTGAACCGCACCGAGTCCATGGACGCCAGCCAGCGCCTTCTTAGGGAACAGATGTACCTATTGCCTCACCGGTGCGAGGTCGTGGAGACTTTCGCGGAGCATTGCGCTAATGTGGCGAGGATTCTTGAGACAAACGAGAAAACGGGTATAATGACCGCGAGGTACGTACAACTTGGAAGCAACAGGCCGGACCATTTTAGACACGCACAGAACTATGACGCTCTTTGTTGGTACGGTGGCGAAACAATTAAGCCAGCCGCTAAGATAACCCTGGGTGGGGACTCGTTTTATCATGGACGCCGGATGGTGACGCCGGGTAATCCGATTTCAAAGTTAAGATTGGGGTGGATGTGATGGGTGATAAACGTTGGTTTTGTTCCGAGTGTGGAAAAAGCTTTGTAGACATGGAATCTATGATGAAGCACAAAAACTTCTACAACCCCGTACTTGGCCTGCCCTGGAGCGACAAACAGAGTGAATCCCTCCGCGAATACGAACAGCCAAAGACCCAGTATCAGAGGAAGGCCGAAGATGCCAAAGCCTAAAATAGTTTTGTCTGGAAAGCGTGAAGTCGCGCCCGTCCCAAAAAGATTTAGCCGTCCTGTTATTTCCAAAATTGACCTACCGGACTATATAGCAGAAACCAAGGCCCTAGAGGCCGAGATGTGGCGTCCATTTCAGTTGCTTGACCCAAGGATGCTGGAATCACATGACCTAAGCGATCCAAAGAACATTTCAAAGTATCCGAGATGGATAGATCCACAAACAGGCCGTGAGTGTTACGCCAGGATTGTTGACATTACCTGGATTGAAACAGGACGAAGGCGCAGGAAAGGGCAGGTCGAGAGTTTTACACGGGCACATAGGATTAAGCCAGGTGAGTTGATGACGGCCAATGATGCCCTAAAGGAAAAGGCTTCTAAGCGAAAACGAAACCTTATCGAGAACTGGGAAGGTGGGTTTGCCACGGGTGGAATGGATAACCAGATTTTGCCTTTGGGTGATGTCATCCAGTATCCCCCGGGCCCGTTTACTCGACAGCTTTACCTCCAGGCCATGTGGGACATGCAGGCCCGTTGCTTCGAGATTTACAACCACTACGGGATAGCCAAGAGCGCGATTAACACCATTTCATATTTTGTCATTGGCGATGGAGTCAAGGTTGACTTCATCGATGACGAGGCCCAAGAGGTTTGGGATGAGTTCGCGGAACGGACACACCTAGACCGCGACCTCCAACAATACAGCATGATGTTGTCGGTTAATGGAGAGCTTATATTCCACATGCCCAAGATGGACGGCGGGCTGACTGACCTAATCTCAATCGACCCCGGGACTTTGTGGGAAAAGATAACGGTTCCAAAGGACATCCGAAAGGTCAAAGCCTATTGGGTGCAGTACGCCACCCAGTACCAGCTTTATAGCGTTGATGGCGTTCCGCTGGCCGACTACATCATCGAGCAGTTAAAGCCCGAGGAAGTTATCCATGTAACCATCAACATCCAAAATAACGAGAAGCGGGGCCGGTCTGACCTATTGGCTTCGTTGCCCGACCTAAAAGAGCTTCAGGACATCACGCGGTATAAAGCCGTTGGTATTATCAATCATTCGGCTTTGGTATTCGACCAAAAAATCACCGGGCAGGATACAGACGTTACGGCTATCGCCGGACTTCAGACTGACTTCCTGGGGGCGGGTACAACCTACACGCACAACGAATCATCTGAATTAGAGATTGTCGACCCCAAGGGAAGGGGTGAGGAAAAGTCGGGTTTCCATGACGAGATGCTTGCACAGATTGGAACTGGGACAGGATCAATGCCCGCTGAGTTTGTCGGCGGGGGAAGCGGGAGCAACCGAGCCAATGCCCTTACAAAGACAGAACCAAGTTATAAGTTTTTCAGGAGCCGCCAAAAGAAGTTCGAGTACACGATTAAGGACATCGCTAAGATTGTTATGGCTAATTGGAATCTGGCACATGGGACGAATGTTTCCGACGATTGCGAGGTTATTTTCCCTGAGATTGCGCCAGAAGACCGGAAGGAAAAACTCGCAAATATTGTTCTCATGGAATCCCAAGAATATTGGGACCATGAAAAGGCCGCTACAACCGCCGCAAAGGAAATGGACGATACCAGCTATGATTACGAAATAACGCAGACAAAGATACAGGAGGAGAGAGAGCTTGATCCGCAGTTGGCTTTCTTGTTCCAACCGCAAGCGGCCGGAGCAGTGGGAGGAGTACAAAACCCAGGCCCTGCGGCTCCAGGCAGTAATGCTCCAAAACCGGCTCCCGGTGGTAAACCTCAACTAGGACCGGCCCAGCCATTGGGTTCGACTAAGCCTTCGAGCCAGTATAAGAATAACTCTATGGGGTTAGGGTCTGACGTGAAGAAGTCGATTAAGACCCAGATGAAACAATCCGAGGCCGAGAAACATGGATTTAAGGGTGAACACAAGAAGGGTCACCACATGATCCACCGTGGGCTAAGGTCCAGGACCAAGCACACGCTGGCCGGTGAGGAAGCTTTGAGTGCGGGCGCATTCCCAGCCCAGATGAGGTCCGTGGATGAAGCAGAGGCCGATGGATTCAAGCAGGAATGGGAAGCCTTTAAAAAACACCCCTATTCCAAGGTTGATTTTGGTGAGGTTTCACCTCCGGGATGGAAAGGCACTGTTGATGCCATGAAGAAGCATCCCGAGATTTCAAATCCATATCCATTGGCTTGGTGGATGGACAATCAGGGTTACACTCCCCATAAAGGATAACTTATGCCATCAAGTGAAATTATTTACTCATTTGAAATAGGGGCCGCCGATAAGCTTCTTGCGGAATGCCGGATGAAAGCGGAAAGGGACCAAATCCCCTTTATGGCCGCGCTAAAGGCCGTCATTCGAGAAAAATTCAAGGAGATAAAATGTTCAGAACGGACGATATGAACAAAGCAGTACTTATTAAGTTTTTTCTTGATAAAGAGCCTATTGTATTTTGCGAACCATACAAAACAGGAACGGGATGCAAAGTCATTTTTGAATTTAAAGAAATATCTGAAGATTATATTTTCCCAAAACAATTTTTAAACCTTATATCTCTTCTTAAGCTTTATGAAGATTATTCAAGATTGCTTCGGACAGTTCAAATAATACATAAAGATGACAAAATAAATGCCTAACGCCGCAACCCGACAGGCCGCCATTGCACAGATGATGGATGATGCCGACGAGTCCTTGTCTTCCCCGATTGAAGATTATATTGACCGCCTCATGGACAAGTGGAACGAGTTTCAGGATAGGTTGACAGCCGACATAACCCGAATCCATACCGAGATGCAGGTTGATGGTAAGGTTTCTTTCGCGGACTTTCAGAGGTTCCAGGGAGACGCCCAAATCCAAAACGCTTTAACCTCCGAGTTTCAAAGGCTTCACGTATCGGTTGAGACTGACCGGATTGATGCCTTGGTCAAGCAGTATAAGGATGCCTACAACGTGAGCGCATGGGTGATTGATGAATCCACGCCTCCATCGGTGGACATAAAGTACGCCATGCCAGCCGAGAACCAGATAAGGCAGTTTGTGACGGGCGATTGGTCCTCAATGTTCGTTACCCGAAACGCCAAGGAATTTTATACATTGGGGAACGAGATTAAGACGCAGGTAACATTGGCGATGCTTCAAGGTCAGTCGGTTCAAACGCTTTCAAAGAAAATCCAGGAGGTCATAGGGGATGAAGACTCAGACTACAAATATCGCTCTACTCGAATTGCCAGAACAGAACTTTTACGCGCGGCTAATCTCGGACGGACCCATTTGTATCACGAAAATAACGACATACTCGATGAAGAAATCTGGATTACGAGAGCTTTGTCCTCTTCTCGACTTTGCGAAGATTGTGCGGAACGATCCGGGAAGACTAGAGATGAAGTGGAAGAGATCGCCGAAGATCAAGAGATGGATGTTGATCCACCCTGTCACCCCAACTGCGGATGTACGTGGGCACCAAAGATAAAATCCATGGAAGACCTGTTAGGCCCCGAGTTGAGCAAGGGGATTTCTGATTTTGGTGATGAAGACAGGAAATGGTCGTTTGAGAAGTACCAGGCTTGGGCGAAGGACAATCTACAACCGATGGAGCGAGGGAATCTATGAAAAGAGGAATAGTGAAAGTAAAGATTTCCGAATTGGAAAGGTTTCTTGATCTTTTGCCAGGTTCAATAGATGCAATCCAAGAAGATTTAACCGATAGAACACTTAAAGTAAGGGTGGCAGGAATCGGGCTAGAAACAGGGCCAGGAGAAATTATCCCAATTCTTACAAAGCGCGTGACCTATGAGTGAAGGACTTTTCCACGAGTATCTCCAACAGGAAAACAACAAGCGGATGAAGTTGTTTGTTGATAACCCCGAGTGGAAAAAGATGTTCGTGAGCCTGTTCGTTGTGGCGTCCGATGTGGCGAATAAGGAAAAGTGTTCCATGGAGGAGCTAACGATTTTACTGCCTCTCATGGACGGACTTAAAAATATGTCGTGGGATTTGACCAAGGAAGAAAAGACAAACGAGCAGAAATACGAAGCGATGGTGGCCCGAAACATGGTCATCGAAACTACGAGGGCCAAGACCTACACGCTCCAAGACATTTTGACTACGGACATGCACAAACTTTCGATGATGAATCCTGAATCAACGCAGATGTTCATGGCCACTATGGACCGTATACTTTATTTCAAGGGGTGGGGTAAGGCATTGAAAGCGCAGTTTTCAGTACCCAGACTTCTACCCACGGGACGGCACGAAATAGCGATTACCTACAAGGGGTTTTGAGTGGACGAACTCACGAGCGAGGAAGTGGCAAAGATAATCCAGAGCGCAAGAGTGGCTAAAAGCCATGGGTTTTGCGGGATTTTCATGCGTTTTCAGTCTCACAGAATTGTTGACCTAAAGGTGGAAATGAGCGAGGCCCCGGACGCTTTAAGCGCAATGTATAAAAAAGGTTTGACACCTACCACGAGTGGGGCTAGGATTTAGCCGTAGCCAAAACTTAATGCCTGACAGCGAATAACGCGAGGGCGACTCTTCCGAAAAAACGGAGGGGCCGCCCTTTTTTTGTGCCCCGGGGGGCTCAAGGTGGCTCTCACAAAGACCAAGAAGTTAATCGAGTGTAACCACACTCTGGCCGGATTCAGCGAGGCAAAGGTTTTACAGGCTGACGCAAAGGGGCGAAAGAGATACAGGGTAGTTTTGCTAACGCAGGGAAAAGGAAATCCTAGGGACAAGCACTTATACACCCAGGCTTGCATTGACGATCCGGTGACGGCAAAGGCTTTTGAGGGGAAACCCTGCTTCTTGAATCACCCCTCGCTGATTGAGGATCAAAGCCAGCCCGAAAGGCGGGTGCAGGACAAGGGCGGGTGGTTTGACAACGTTCACCCGGATGGACCGGCTCTTTGGGCCGACCTTACGATTAATAGCAGGGAGGCGGGCGACCTTCTTGAGTGCATTATCCAGGACTGCATCGAGTATTCAAAGACGCATCCTGGAGAAGACTACGACGGGCTTTCAATCAACGCCAACGGAGAAAGCCGAGAAGTAGAGTTGGACGGGGAAATCTGGAAACAGGTTGACCGGATTACCGAGGCTGAAAGTGTTGACGCGGTGACGAAGGCCGGAAGGGGCGGGCGGTTCGTGGCAAAGCTCGAATCACTCCGCAAGCAGAAGGAAGTTGACGCACACGCAGAAGAGAAGTTGAAGCAGTTAGGCGAAATTTTGAAGTCGATGAGGGACAAGGTTATGGGGGCGGAAGATGATTTTCCGCTTCAATCAGAACTCCGCAGGCAAGTGGACAACGCCCTCACGTTGGCCGGTTGCGGAGAACAAGAGACGGAGGAATACATGCCGACCAAAGCGCAGATCGAAACCATGAGAAAAATGGTCTCGGAGTACGACCAAAAGACCAAGACCCGGGAAAGCAAAGCGGTGGAGGTTTCATCCGATGACAAGAAGGCCGCGTTTGCCCATACCCATGGAACCCTGAAAAACCTCGCGGGCCAAGTTCAAGACCCTGCCACAAAGGAGCTTTTGATGGCTCACGCCCAGAAGTACGCTCCCGAGGGTGAAGGAGAGGGTGAGGGAGAAGGCGGAGGCGAGATACCCGGAGCCGTTCCCGATAACACCGAGTCCGACAAGGACAAAGAGGAAAAGGAAAAGAAAGCCAAGGAAGAGGCGGATAATAAAAAGAAAGAAAAGTTTCCTCCAAGCGCCGACAAAGACAAAGAGAAATCCGAAAAGGACAAGGAAGAGCGTGAGGCCCTGGTGGCCGAGAACTTCAAACTGAAGTTGGAAAAACGCCTCGCTGAATCCGGCCTTCCCGAACACCTCTGGAAGCTCATTGAAACCGCCTCAAAGGGCCGGACCATTGAAGAGGTGGATGAAATCATCGAAGCCCATCAAGAGGCTTACGAGAGCAACTTGCGCGAGTCCTCGATGCCAGCCCACCAGGGGTTGACCGAGGGTAACCACAAAGGCTCACCGGTTCTTGCCGGTGACCCCAACTTCAGTTAAGGAGTTAAAACATGGCTACAGTTCCTCAAAATCTTTTGAAGTTCTCGAACACGGAGTATTGGAATTTCCCGAACGCCGCCGGAAACGTTATTCACTCCGGGGACATGGTTTGTGTCAACGGGGCGTTTGACATTGCCGCAGTAAGTTCCGCGGGTACGACTTCCGCATTTGCCGGAGTTTCCATGGACACC